ACAGATTGGTAAAATAAAATACTTTGAATCTATGATGAGTGATATGCAAACCGGATCAAAAAATTATAATACTATAAAAGACTTAGAGAAAAAAATTGAAGATAACACATTAAATGAACAAGTTAATCCTGAGTTTTTTCCTGATCAAGCTTTTCAATTAGATACCCAACTAGATAAGGCACAAGCAGAAAATCAAGATTATTTTAGAACTAATAAAGTAGGTGGATTAGAAAATTACTTTACAACTAAAGAAGATGGAACAATGCCTTTTGCACAAGGAGCATCAACTTTAGCAGAAGGATTAAGAAGAAACGAACTTGCACAATTACAGTCTGTAGATAACCCACTACAAAGTAGAAAAGGTGATGAAAAAAGATCTGCGAGAATACGAGAACTTATGTTACAAAATCCAGATGTAAGAAATTATATGAGTTCAATATCAAGTAATTACGGATTTATGGAAGGAGGCATAGCTAGTCTAAATGTCAATAAAAAAAAATAAAACACAAAATAAGAAAAACCCAACACTTGCAGCTAAGAATCCTGCATTTAAATGGTGGGCAGTGCCCCCTAAAAAGGGACCTCTATCACAGGGGTTGAAATTACCACCAAAACAAGTTAAGAAAGCTTAGGAGAAAATATATGGCAGATATAGATAAAGCTCTCCCTAACGAACGACCTGAAGATACCGTTGCAGAAGAGGTTAACGTTGAGGAGATTGAAGACACTGGAAATGGTCCTGTAGAAATTACTGAAGACGAAGAAGGAGCTACAATTGATTTTGATCCTTCTAAAGTTGATATGCCTGAAGATGGCGGAGATCACTTTGCAAATTTAAATGAATTACTCCCAGAAGACGATACTGATGAAATTGGTAATCAATTACAAAACGATTACATGGAATACAAAATGTCTCGTAAAGATTGGGAAAGATCTTACATTAATGGTTTAGATTTATTAGGATTTAAATACACAAACAGAACTGAACCTTTCCAAGGAGCAAGTGGTGCAACTCACCCTGTGCTGGCTGAAGCTGTAACACAATTTCAAGCGCTAGCTTACAAAGAATTATTACCTGCAGATGGACCCGTTAGAACAATGGTAATGGGTAAATCAGATCCACAAAAAGAAATGCAGGCACAAAGAGTTAAGAATTTTATGAACTATCAGATCATGGATCAGATGAAAGAATATGAATCTGATTTTGATCAAATGTTATTTTACCTACCACTATCAGGTTCTACATTTAAAAAAGTTTATTACGACGATTTATTGGGACGAGCAGTTTCTAAGTTTGTTCCAGCAGATGACCTTGTTGTTCCGTATACGGCTACCTCATTAGACGATGCAGAATCGGTCATCCACGTTGTCAAGATGTCAGAAAACGATTTAAGAAAACAGATGCTATCTGGATTCTATTCTGACATCGAATTGACAAAACCAACTGGCACAGTCACTAACGAACTCGAAGACAAAGAGAGAGAAGTTGAAGGTGTTACAAAATCCCAAAGAACAGATCCTTTGTATACAATTCTAGAATGCCACGTTGATCTAGATTTGGAAGGATTCGAAGACCTTGGCCCCGACGGAGAGCCAACGGGAATAAAATTACCTTACGTCGTTACAGTCGAAGAAGGTAGTAGGAAAGTATTGTCTATTAGACGAAACTTTGCGCCCAATGATCCAAAGAAAAATAAAATCCAATATTTCGTCCACTTCAAATTTCTGCCAGGACTAGGTTTTTATGGCTTAGGATTAATTCATATGATTGGCGGATTGAGCCGTACTGCAACTGCGGCTCTCCGTCAGTTATTAGATGCTGGGACGTTATCAAACCTACCCGCAGGATTTAAACAAAGAGGCGTTAGAGTAAAAGACGACGCTACAGCGATTCAACCAGGAGAATTTAAAGATGTTGACACTCCAGGTGGTAATCTAAAAGATGCTTTTGTATTCTTACCTTACAAGGAACCATCACAAACTTTATTACAGCTGATGGGAATTGTAGTTCAAGCAGGACAAAGATTCGCGTCCATTGCTGACATGCAGGTTGGGGACGGGAATCAACAGGCCGCTGTTGGTACAACTGTAGCTCTTTTAGAACGTGGTTCAAGAGTGATGTCAGCAATCCATAAAAGACTATATGTAGGTCTTAAACAAGAATTTAAATTACTTGCCAAAATATTTGGTGAGTCTTTACCACCAGAATATCCTTATGATGTTCCTGGTGCATCTAGAAATATTAAAGCAACAGACTTTGATGAAAGAGTAGATATATTACCGGTAGCTGATCCTAATATATTCTCAATGAGTCAAAGAATATCATTAGCACAAGAACAATTAAGATTAGCAACTTCTAACCCACCCATGCATAACATGTATATGGCGTATAGAAGTATGTATGAAGCAATAGGTGTAAAAGACATAGATAGAGTTTTACCACCACCTCCACCAAATCAACCAAAAGATCCAGCATTAGAACATATAGATGCAATGGGACAAAAGGCATTTCAAGCTTTTCCAGGACAAGATCATAGAGCACATGTTACTGCTCACTTAAATTTTATGGCAAGTAATTTTGTTAGAAACAATCCTAGCATTACTGCAGCGTTAGAAAAAAATATTATGGAGCACATATCATTGATGGCACAAGAACAGGTACAATTAGAATTTCCACAAGAAATGCAAATGTTACCACAGCTACAACAAATGGCAGTTCAAAACCCACAAGCACAACAACAGCTACAACAAATATCTCAAAAGATAGAAGCTAGAAAAGCGTTATTGATTGCTGACATGACTGAAGACTTTATGAAGGAAGAAAAACAAATAACATCTCAGTTTGATCATGACCCATTACTTAAATTAAAACAAAGAGAAGTAGATTTAAAAGCTATGGAAGCTGAACGTAAAGTAAAAGAAGATGAAGCTAGAATTAATCTTGATAGAGCTAAAATGGTTCAAGCAAAAGATATTAATGATAAAAAACTTGAACAAAACGAAGATTTAGCTCAATTAAGAGCTGATACAGCCATTGAGAAATCAATGATGTCTGCAGACGTTAAATTAACATCAGATGCTATGAAAGCTAGAGATGTAAATGTCTTGAAAGGGCTTAAAAATTAGTATATTAAATAAATAGGAGAAAATTATGAAGGACCCAAAAATAACAAAAGCAGTTGGAGTAAACAAAGATGGTTACGCTAGTGGCGGAGTTAAAGTAGAAGAGTCTTCTCAAAACTTGCATTTAGATCCTAGATCTCAAACAAGTATCAGAGGAAGAAACTACATTGCTCAAGGCGACACAGTAACTGTTAAAGGTACAAAGACTAGAAAACCTCAAAAAGCTACTTGGTTTTAATATGTGGTTATCGGCAATTAAATTAGCCGTTTCTGCAGGCTCACACATTTACAAAAATAAGCAACAGACAAAGATGCTTATGTCGGATGCTGCTATGAAACATGCTCATAAAATGAGTACTGGAGAATTAGAGTATTCTGGAAAATTACTAGAAGCTAGACAATCGGACTGGAAGGACGAATTTATTTTGCTTTTGCTCTCGGTGCCCATCGTAATGCTGGGATGGTCTGTATGGTCAGATAATCCTGTACATATGGAAAAAATGGAGTTATTCTTCTTACACTTTGGAAATTTACCATTTTGGTATCAAACAATTTTTGTCGGCGTCATTGCATCCGTCTATGGACTTAAGGCAACAGATCTGATAAAAAGAAAATAATAAGGAGAAAATATTATGAGAAACGATTATGGAACAAGACCTTACATCTCAAGATTCTCAGGTAAGACTGCAAAGTCATCACCTAAGAAGCAAACAGCTAACGACAAGTTAGATGAATCTTTAGGAGCAAGAGATGGTAAAGAGTCTACAAAGACACAAAGTTTTAAAGATAGAAGAGACGAATCTAGAGGTTAATAAATGTTTACTCATTTAAAAAACTTTATCTGTTCACTATTTAATATCAAAGCATGTCAGTGTGATGAAGATGAGCATATAGAATTTTATACAAAAGTACCTGAGC